ACGCAGACAATTCTCGTATTGCCTCGTCTACGCTACTCACACCAACAGTATCGACCGAGGGACCATCAGTGGGATTAAGAAATGATTCTAAAATCGCTTTTACATCAGCGGGTGTTTTACGCTGAAACAACGAAGCAATATCAGGCACATTTTCAACAATCTCTTTTATTGCTGCTTTTGTTTTTGCAACAGGAGACGATTTTCGTTTAGGGATCAAATTTGTTTGGGGAAAAGCGCCTTTGGATTTTGGAAGGGTATAGGTCAAAGTAAAATCAACCCCTTCGTTTGCGTCCGTAATATCCCCATAATCAGGGTTAAGGACCAAGCCTAACAAAGTTTCGTAAATCATTTTGCCGTAGCCATAAACCCGTACTCCTGATTCTTCTTCACCGCGAACAATTACGGGTGAGAAAAAACGTTGACGGACGAACAAAGACTTTGCCATCTTTTTGCTATCATCTGTGCCTTCTTGCCACAACTTTGAAGCAAAATCACAAATTGGGCAATTGTCGCCAAATTGTCTTTTAGGGCAGAGCACACCCCCACGCGCTGATTCGCCCAAATTATAATGAAAATGATAAACCTTGAAAGGATCACCATCTTCAGTGGGAACGAACCGCACATCCTGGTCGCCTTCTTGTGGTTTCCACCAATTACTATCTGATTTTGATTTTCCACCACTTTCAAGTTCTTGAAGTTTGGCTTTCATTTTTTGCATATCTAATGCCATTTTTTATATCTCCTTTTTTAAGGTGAGGTCGGCAAATTTCCCAACCCCCCAATTTTGTTATTTTTGAATGATTGATGAATAGTTTATACAATAAACATAATCTTCTTTATAATCAGTTTCAAAAATGCCGTAAGTAACACGCACACCTTCACTCTTTTTAGAAGAAATCGCTTCTTTAATTTTATTCATTAATCCCACATCCGATTCTAATTTATCTTTATTGTATGCATAATAATACACTACATCAGACACATTGTCAAGAGAAAAAAACATTTTATCTTCTTTTTTTTCTAAGTTAGAAATTCCAATGGATGCTATACGAGCACCAATTGGCAACTCGATAAATGTATCAGTTACGGGTGCATTATGTTTATAAACATTAATCATATGAATGGTAGACACTAAACTTTCATTTAGCTTTTCATAATATTTATTAACTGGAACACCACCAATGATCGATTCTACTTCTTCGTTAGAAACAATAAGTATTTTTTCAAAAACTCCCGAGCGTGTATATTCTTGTAAAACATTATAAACTAATTTTTCTAATTTTTGCTGGGTTTCATTAAGAAAACTAATCGAAGGCTTAATATAAAGAATATTAATTTTACATTTCTTTTTTAAACATTCAAGAATAGCAAGAGAGGCCGACGAAATCTTGCCTCCCCCTCCTATAACAACTAAGACTTCCCCGTGAATATCTCTCAGAAAAGAATGAAAGTTTGGTTGTTTTTCTTCATAATCTTCAATTTTGGAGTGTTCTTGAAGTGGGAATGAGTTGGGGCTTTTTTCCAAACCAACATCCAACTTAAAAATATTATATTGAGAATAAGTCCCAAACATATCCGCGATATTACAACCAGCATTCCCAAGACCAATTATAGTATCCATTATTCTTCCTCAAGATATAATGTATTGGATGGCGTGTGCGAACACCACTTGCTTTTGGTGACGCTTTCTTCCTCAATCACCTCTTGCAAAATATATCGGTGCCAAAATGCCCCTCGTTCATGATTTTTTCGAAATCGGGCTTTGGTGATGTCCCAACAGTGAGTTTCTTGCAGTGCATTAATAACCTCTTGCACATCGGCCAATTCTTCAACACAAGGATTCTCGAAAAATTCTTTTGCTTCTTCAAGGAGTTTATCCTTAAGTCTGTTTTGATAATCTTCACCTGTTGCAACATATAATTTACATTTCTTTCCTTGAGCCTCAATAATTTCTGGGATTTTATCTCTTACGAGTTTGTCATATTTTTTAACTGTCATCTAAACTTCTTCATACTGCCAAAACTCATTCCGAGACTGGCATTAACTTTAAAAATACCTAAATTAGTATTTCCAAATTCCTTTATTAAATTTTCTAGAATGTCTTTATCGTTACGATCAAAGTCAATCACCATGCTATCATGAATCAGGCTAGTTGTAAAACTATTTCTTCCTTCTAATAATTTATTAACTGCAATAGCTCGACGAAGAAAAGTATCAGATGTGGTGCTTTGAATGAGCGCATTCAAGGCATGAAATTTGTCTGCTTTGACTTTGCGCCCAAAAGGATTAGTGATTTCAACGCCGTTCCAATATTTTTGAAGAGCCTTTTGTTTATCATAATATTTCTCAATTTCTGGGATTCCTAATGAAGCGTCCGCAGGACCGTACAACCATCCAAATATTTTGCGTTTGATCTCCTCCCTATTCATTGTTCGATCTAGTAAACGATTAAAAATTTTTCCATGCCACGCATGAATGTCTTCTTCAGGTTGTGGTTGATTATTCAAAGCAAGCAAACATCGCAACTCAGCCCCGTTGAAATCCAGTTCAACAAACCAATCATTCTTAGGCATTATTACATTTCTATAATTTTTATCAAGAGTTAAAATAGGAAATGAGTCTTTTTTTGTTGTTAATCGCCCGGTGATTGTTCCAAAAACATTATACCAAATATATGGTTGTGTTCTGGCAAGTTTTTCTTTAAATTTACGAGTACGTAATTCATATAATTGTGAGTCTAGTGCTAACAAATCAATATTAAGTTTGTTAATTCCTATATCATATACCAATTCTGAAAGCTCCAATAGAAAATTATAATTTTCTGGTCTTTCATAAGAATTTAAAACATGATCGGTAATCTGAGATTTTATATCAAAATATTCTATAACAAAACTCTCAGGAACAAGATCATAAAAACAATAATCATTATATTCGACTTTTGCTTCTTTGAAAGAGTTAAGATAAGCAAAATGTTTTTGCTTGACTTGTTCCCACTCATCTTTTATAATGTCAGGACAACACTTATCTAAAGTTTGTGACTGAGCATATAATGAAGCATATTCAATATCTTGATCTTTTAACACAGAATTATATGACCAAGTTTTTGAAAGCTTATTATAATCTGGATTTGATATAATTTTTTGATCCGTATAAATACTGCGACATTGTTGTTTGTTATCTATTATTTGAAATAACATATTTCAGATCATAGCATATTTTTAAGAGTCTGTCAACACTTTTAATTATACTACCTCAAGTCGAATCCTTCACCCCACCAGTCTTCTATTTGAGGTTCTGGTGGTGTTAGGGGGATTAAAGGTTTGACACAACCATTTAAAACAGTGTTTATGTATCTTAAAACTTGTAAATTAGAATAATCTTTAGAATATTTTTTTACCGTTCGACGAAACTTTTGTATTTTATGCTTTGGCATAAACATATTTATTTCCCGCATTCTAATTTGAGTATACATTAATAACCAAAAGGAATCTTTATAAATCGTTGTCATTTCTTCAAAAGAAATGGGCTTTCTCAACACGGTTTTTTGTATAATCTTTTCTTTTTCACATGTTGATATGCTAGTGCGCGTTATAGTGGGTTTTGATTTAACGTGTGAATTATAAAACTCCAACATATAAACTTTTAGTGATTCGAAGTCGCTCATATAAGCTTTAAAATATCTTTTTTCAAAAAGATTGCTTAAAGATAATTTTGGGGTATTTAAATATTGTTCCACCGCTCTTCTCCAAAGTTGTTTCGGGGTGGGATCCTCATGGCTTGTTGCCTCCTCCACTGTTTGTAAGTCGGTAGGGGGCACTCCTATTGTTAATGCTTCTTCTAAAAATTTACTATTTGCTCTTTTTAATATATCCACTTTCCATTCATCAGACGGAAGCGCACTTAAAATAACGTTGCCACCTTCAATATCGACAACTCTAAAAAGAATCTCTCTTTCCGGGATTCGAAATGAGATGCGATGCGCTTTGCGCTTGGTCGCCTTCTTCTTACTAGCCTTCTTTTTGCTAGCCTTTTTTCTTACTGCTTTTTTTCTCACCGCTTCACGACGTGCCCCCATCACTTTTTCATGATCAATGGTGGGATCGTCATATAAGTTTTTCAATCTGACAATATCCCCGACTGCAAATCTTCCAATAAATTTAGGTGGGTCAATATTGGGAGGTTCTGGAAATTGTCTCATATAGTTTTCCATCACAGGAGAACCCAAATCGGCTACTAAACACCAAGGAGCATTTTTATCTATTTTAAAACCAAATTTTTGAGCGGCGTGAACATAAAAAGAAAAATTAACATCATTTATAAAATCTGTATATTTCAAATGATCGTTGGCCGCCTCCGCTTCTGCAATTTCAACAATTAAGCCACTAATATTGGGAGTACAAAATTGAGAAGAAATAAAACCTGCTTTGGTAAAAGGATAATTAGGAGTAAGTTGGGATATAAAATCTTGAAAGATTTTAACATAATCTTTAAATGAAGAAATTTGTTCATCTCGATGATTTGAAGCCAAATAAGTGGAGGTGAATCCAGTGAATAACGCATTCACATATGTTAGGTGGTTTTTGTTGAGAGATGCCCACCCTCCTCGGGCTTCGAGAATTGCAATATGACTTCCTACAGTTTGTACTTGACCCATATTAGCAGCCGCCGCATAATATTCTTTTAAATCTTGAAAGGCAAGCGCCACAAAATCAAGGGCCATTATATTTTCTGTATTTGTATTTAGTTTTTTTAAAAAGGTGTCATTGGGAAATATTGGTGTACCACCCGGAGTCATGCGGCCATAAAAGGGCTTATCATACCACATATCAATAGGAGTGGGAAACCCATCGCCATAAGGATATGTTTCATCTCGATAGAATTTTCGTTCATTGAACGCTGTTAGCGCCGCTGAATCGTTTTTTCCCATTGGGGTGCCATCGCTAGCCATAACTTATAAATAAATAGAAAGAATTAAAATTAGTCATCCTCATTAAGATACCAAGGACTAGGATCTACCCCGAACAAGCGGCCAAGCACCCCGCCCGCCGAACCGAGGGCATCCTCAACCCAAGGGCGAAGTCTGGGAACCCCCGGCGATGGTGCCCCGGCGACTTTCGGTGGCTTAACCACTGTTGATATACTCTCCCCTGGTGGCACTGAAGACCCATGTTGAACCCATGGCGCAGCAGTCAATCTTAATATTGGCTCCCCAGCAGCCGCAATTTTTACATCATAGCCACCCCCCTTGGCTCCTATGTGTTCCAATGCTAGATTAGTTTCAAATTTTCCATCTTCAATAATGTGGCTTGTTTTAATCACTTGATAATATCCACCCAAGCCTAATTTTTCTTCCAACGATGATAAAACTCTGCCTCCAGTCGTTGTATAATTCGAGGGGATACCCAAAGATGTTGGATTAATATAAATATATTGTCCATTTTTAAAAATAGGATTTCCAAACATTGAAAGAGCAGCTGTATAACGATTGGAAAATAACAAATTTGAAGTTCCAGTTGTTTTAGCTTGTTCGATTCGAGCTTCGCGAGCGCCTGGAATGTCCGTTTTGGCAAAACTTATACTCTTGAGCAATCCTCTTTCTGGTCCAACATTAAAATGAATGATTCCTCTATCCCGAAAATCCGATACCGGATCTCCTTTTAATTTATTGGAGAAGGATCCTCCCAGATACAATAAAAAATATTGAACCATATTTTTGGGATCACGATACGCACTTGACCATTCAATGGGGCGCGTTCTTGATAAATTCGTTCGTGGTGGTGGAAAAGGTTGTCGTTGATTAGGTGCTCCCGCCCAGGCGAAGGTATCAAAACTAATACGATTTACAACGTTTCGTCCTACAGGACCAAAAGAAATTGGAGTTAAAGCTCCTTTAATGAGTGTAGAGGAAATATCAATCAAAAAACTTTTTAAATCATAATTATCTACCCTAGGTTGAATAACATTTTTAATCATCCATTTTTCAAACAAATGTAGTGAAATCGGAACGTCAGCCAGTGGAACTGAGTATATTCGTTCTTTTGCACCGGGACCGAATCCCTCATATTTAGGTATTTCAACAGGACCAAGTAAAAATTTAAACATTTCTCGATCAATTCTCTGATTGTGTTCTTTCAAAATTGAAATTGCAGCTTCAACTAAATCTCCGAAGAAAAAGAAATAAATAAGTTTATCACCACCCACAACAATGCTGCCATCAGCCACTTTCACTTCATAAGTTTTTTCTAAAACTTTGGATTCGATTTGTTTCCGTTCTTTGTCTGTCTTCGGCTTCAACTGATCGATCAAATTCTGCATATTAACGGAGACGCCACCATGACCTTGATGTACAGTGTGTTGTCCAATAGCTTTTTCAACAGCTTGAACACTTAAAGTGCGCCCTTGAGCAACAAGTTTTGCTCTTACTTTAGGATCTCTAACATCAGAATAGCGGTTTAAAGAGTCAAGCCACATATCTTCAACCTCGGGAGTTATTTTAACTGCAAAAATTCTACTTTCGTCATCTATTTTTTCTAATAATCTAGAATATGCTTTAGCACGCGATAGAAATGAGAGGCTGCTTTTTTCCTTTTGAGCAGCAGCCAGTTGTTTTTTAAAATCGTCTCGCATCTCTGCGCGACCAACATTAGTTTCCGCGACACCTATCCCGTGCGCCTCGTAGAAACCCTGCGGCATCCAGCCTGCCGCTCTCGGATCGAATTCAGCTCCAGGCTGATATTTTGTCAGTTCTTGTTCCAAGGTTGCAATTTTCAAAATGGTGGCTCGTAATGCGGCTTCGTCTTTGCCGTCTTCCACAAAAAATAAATTAGCATCTTTTGAAAGCATAAAACCTTCAATGGCAGCAATATATGAAAGACCCATAGTTACTGTGCTGTCCTCCTTCAAGTCAATTTGATGATCATAAAGGGTTAACAAAAAAGGAATATGCGTTCGTTCAATAGCTTCGATATCTTCAGAAGAGTATAAAACCTCTCCAGGATCCTCGGGAATATTCCATCCAAGCACAATTTTTATTTGAAAATCAGCATCTTCACGTACCACTTCTTGCCCTTTTGATCGCGACACAGTGGCACTTTGTGGTGGAAGGGTTAAGTCAGACCACCGCCAACCATTTTCGCGGACTTTGAATAGTGCTTCCATAGTCTGAAAAGCGATATTTAGTTCTGCCTTATATGCAAGACCAGTTTCTGCCGGGTTGGTTCCTAAGTCTTGCCACGAAAAACTTTGAAGACCCACATCTGTTCCTCGTCCTAAAAGGGACTCAGTAATAGACTTGATTTCTGTAAAATCATTAAATAATAGTGGAATTTCTTTTCTATTGCGGGCCTTTTTTGTCCCTCTATAAAACACTTTATAAAGTTTTATTTTAGGAACCAATAAAGAAAGTTGAGCCGATGACAAATTTAATAAAGTTTTAAGTGATTGAGGGCTAAATAGTTTATTCACCAGTCCCGTGGGATCTCCAATTAATTGAGTAAAATTTTTATATGGTTTCGGACGATTCTTTTGAAAGGGTTGCCATAAGTAAAATTTATCAAGCAAAAATGACTGAGCATTAAATTTAGCATCTGGATGTTTATTAGTTGTCTCTTGAAAAGCCAGCACTTTTAAACTCCATAAAATCGTAATATTGTATCAAGGGGGGTAGGAACCTCCACAACATCCCCTACTTTAACATGGGCTTCTGTAGGAGCTTGATTATACCATGCAATTACCCACCATAAAGTTGGATCATTATAATATTGCGCCGCGAGTTTATAATATCTGCTTCCTTCAGCCCAAAGATGAGGTATTGGTCGTAATTCCATAATTTGATCAGCTGTTGGAGCTTTTAATTCACCCGTAAAGTATTGTTTAATAAAGTTAACCTTTCTTTTTTTAAAAAGATCAGAATATTGTTCTTCATCATTTACGCCAATGGTTCGGCCCCCATATCTTGAATAAGTCATCTTTAATTTCCTTTATTATTTTTTCCTAGAGGGATCTATAATTATCTTAAGTGGTGTACCAGAGCCTGTTTTCGCCGTTCCTTCTTGCGCTGCTTTCTTTCGTGCGTTAGCTACGACTTGGCCGATTTCGGGATCT